CTTAGCTATTACCTCAGGATATAACAGAGGTGCTATCTTGTTATTTCTAAATGTTGCTACTACTTTATATGGCATTTCTGTAATGTCTAAAACAACAAACGCTGAATAGTCACCGCCAATGCCACGGGCAGTATCAACAGTAATACAGTAATAATGATCCTCTTTTGGTTCTTCATATATTCTTAACCCGTCATCATTATAGAATATGGGCTCTTTGGAACTCAGTGTAGCAATAGTTCTAGCATTAATAAGTGTATTACTAGAACCGAGAAACTCACACAGAACCTCTTGGTTAAACTTTAGTTCGCCAAGAAGTTTAAGTTGTTCTTCTGCCCACTTCTCATCTCTACCGGGTATTTCTTTGTACGGAATAAAATGATGAACAAACCCGTTCGCTTTCTTTTCTGCCTCGTTCCAAAACTTCCAAAAGTGATTGTATCCTAATGGAGTTGAAGTGAGTAGAATCTTTGTAGTTTCACCAGCAGAAATAGTAGGATATACAGAAGCAAAGAACTCATCCGCAACATTGTTCGGAATGATTGCCGCCTCGTCAATGTACAACCAGTTTACAGACTTACCACGAATACCTGAAGTAGTCGTTGCTGCTGTGAATATTCTACAATTATTTTCTAATTCAACGTCACCCTTGTTCCATGTCTTTACACCCTGCTGCATCCATATAGGCAGGTTTTCGTACATAGTTTGATAACGTGCCAACACCTCTCTTGCTGATGCTGTTTTGTTACCCATGATAGCAACAGTCTTGTCGCTTTGAAATATAGTATAATGGAGTATGCAGGCCGCTGCTGTTACAGTCTTACCCTGCTGTCTACCTTCCATCAAAATAACTTTACGATTATTAAGTATGAGATCTACTTTTTTCTTCTGACATTCGTAAAGTTTAAAAGGCTGTAGACCCCTGTCCAGTGTAATAATCTGAACATAGTTTTCTATAAAATAAATAGGATCCTTCTGACACTTAACATACTCTTGGAGCTGTTCTTTAGTGAAAGAATGTTCGTATCCTATATTTTTTAGATTAGGATTTCCGTGATAGGAGGTACGTTCATCACTCATGGTCAATAACGTCTTTATTCAATGCTCTTAATAAATCTTTTGTACTTCCCACAAACAAATTATTATTAGTTACACCGCCCGCAGGTTTATTGTTGCCCATTTCAGCATCAACCTTTTTCTTTTTCTCCTGCACGTCTAACATATCCTTAGCATTTTCTTGCATTGTTTTTATTAGTTGTCCTGCTACTTCATATGCTCTTGGATGGTCGCTGTTCTTAGCAATATGTAAAATACCTTTTACTGCTTCTTCACTGTATTCGGCAGTCCTCTTCAGCATTTCTCTTGCTTCTTGGAAATCATCTTCCAAATCTTTTTCGGCATCGTTAGGAGGCACAGGCAAGTTATTCTTTTCTCTTACCTGTTTCAGGTTGGCGTCTAAAGCCTTAGTAGGCTTGACCTTGAATGTATCGTCTAAACTGTCAAATGTACTCATATTAATATCCGAATTTGCTATCGTCTAAACCTTTTGTAAACAATAACTGCACATCATCTTGTACAGTTGCTTTATCATATAGTTTTTTGCGTTCTACTCCTGTTCTCATTGACATTGGAGTTACCTTTTTAGGCTTAAACATATTCAATACAACATTGGGTTGTGGTTTTTTCTTTCTAGGCGGCCTTTTCTTAGACCAATAAAAAGTATTTTTTTGTTTTACTACAAAAATGGTGGATATTTCTTCAGGCTGTAGATCTATAATCCTGTTTCCTGCATCACAATGAGACCAAGTATATTGTCCTTCTCTATCAATTTTAAGATTGTACACCCACATTTCGTGTACATATCCTTGTTTAAAAACTATGCGTAACTTACTAATAGTTCTCTTTTTTAATTTGTATTTTATTATCATTCATCATTCACCACTAAATACATTTTCAAACTCTGCTATAAATCTATAAGGATCAGCAGGCGTAACGGGATCTACTGTGTTCGGCGGATTTTCAATAGTTACAGTAGGAGCTGAAGTATACCCAGAGCCTGCATCAGTAATCCTTATACTATTTAGTGTTCCGTCAGAGTTCAGAACAGAAACTGCTGTAGCATTTCCTGATAATGTAACAATAGGAGGATTTATATAACCACCTCCCTGATAGGTCAATAAAATTTGAGACACAGCTCCATTAGAAATTTTAGCTATGGCAGTAGCTGTTGTAGTAGTAGCAGATGCTGTGATCTTAACATAGTCATTTTCACTGGCTAGTGTGCTGTCTGTAGCAAAAGCATTCGCAATAGCAGTTCTGATAATATCTTGATCTGATATATAACCATAGAAATTTAATTTCATTGTAAAGTTAAGCGTCCATATAATAGATACTCTTTTAGCAAACTCACCTTCATAGTCATCATCATAATCTATACTATCTAATTTTATGTTAATATCTCTTTTAATTCCTAATTCAGGCAAATCATTAATAGTAATATTGAAGTCAGGATTAAAGTGTGGCATAATTTGTTCTACTATTTGTAAACCATCTTCCTGATTTTTGGCAAAAACATACAAAGACAAAGACATATTATAAGGAGTAGAAACAAAAGTTCTTTTGTATTTGTGATCGTATACTGTATCAACAGTAACAGTCTCTTTGGTAAACTCTACATCATTTTCTACAAAGTCACCAGGAGTATGCGCATTTGACTTAATGCTTACAGCAGTGCCAGAGAGTTCAGCATTCGCAAATAAAGTAAAAGTATTATCATCAGCGGCACTCTCTACCATACCTATTTTGTTACCATCTGTATCTGTAACTAGAGCACCATAACACAGTTCAGTAGTCGCCGCACCGCCAGTGCCTGTTATTGTTTTGCTAGATGTACTATATGTCCAAGTGCCTGATGTAGCATATACATTAGCATAAGTTCCATCTGATTGTAAACCATGGTGGCGCGGATTAGGAGTAGTTACAACTGTAGTTGATCCCTGAGTAATTACTTGAGCATCCTGTATTCCTACATTTTTTTGTGTAGGAGAAACCTTACGAGTAGGGTCAAATTCAAATCCTTGTATCTCAAAACCCATACGAGGCAATGTGAGTGCAACTTCGCCTCTATTATCTGCATCTTCTACAAGAGCAATACGTGATAGAAATTTTTGTTTTGTAGAATATGAAAGAGGCACACGTAAAACTTGTTGAGTTATATTGCTGCCGTCAACACGATTAATATTAATATTTGTGAATATCATACCAAAAGCAGTTATTGCTTTCTTTACGTGTTGGTGATAAAAGTGTTGATTCCTAAACATTATCCAACCTCTCCAAACGGATTAATTTCAGAGAAGTCTAAAATATCCTCTAGGTCATTAAAGTCTACAAAGTCTGCTCCATCAGTTCTGCCTGTTGAAGTATCCTCAGCATATGATTCTAGTATTATAGCAGAAAAATCTTCTTGTAGAATCAGTGTGCCATCTTCTTGTAACATTTGATGAACCAACATATCAACATTTTGTTCTTCGTATATGTTATCAAGTGATTCAACACCTGTGTCAATGACCTCACTGCTATATTCAAACAAGTCACAAACAAGTTTAAAGACGTAAAGTTTTCCGGCTTGATAAAATGGATCTTGAAACTGCACTTGTTTGATTTCAAAAAGAGATTTTGTTTTCTCAAAGTAAAGCAAGTCGCCTTCTGAGGGACGAGTGTCTTGTGTGAATATGCCACCGGAAGTAGCGACAAGTTCATCCCACCTGCGTCTTGCTAATACAAATGTTGCTTGGTCACGTACTTCAATACCAAAACGTGTAAACAAATCTCCTTCGCCTTCGTAACCATCTACATTTTCAAGATACATTTCCAAAGGATATGCCTGAGTAAACTGACTCAGTGTATCCTCGTCAAAGATTTTATCTTCGTCTACTAGTGTGCGAGGTAGATAATATACGTCATGTCCGTATATTTTTAGGCTTTCAATAATCAGGTCTTCTATTAGCCGTTGTTCGGCCGTAGTACCGCTAGTGTTGCCTGATTGAAAATAGAAGTTAGTGGGCATTGTTTACCCCACCATGAATGTCGGAGGAAGCTCATACTTTAACTGCATATCTCTTTCAATTTGATCTATTTCAGTAATTGCTTCTTCAAATATTTTATCTCCGTTAAGTGTAACACCGCCTGGAAGTTGTATGCCGCCAAACTTCTTCATGTTCTCACCCCACTGTCTTTTGATAAGAGAAGTGGCGTATTTCTTCAGAAACATATCGTCATACACTTCGGAAAATTCTGCTGGATCTACAATAGCATACGCTTCAAATGTGACATAATCACCTGGATTAAATGTCTTGTCCCAATCGGTATCTACATAAACACGATTTTGTTTTCTATTAAAACGGATTTGTCTTTGGGTTACAAGCAGTTGCTCAAGTGTTGTCAGATGACTTTGTACTATTGTATAATAAGTCATATCAGCACCAAGCAAATTATACATATCATTCTGTCTAAACTGATACATTATATCAAATATATTACCACCGCCAGCATTACTAGCCTTAACTCCACCAAAGTTAAACATACGAGTAATGGACAATACTCCATCGTTCACAGGTATGTACTTGTTGCCCATATCACCTGCTGTGTATGGAGTAGTATTATGAAGTGCTGCAGAGGCACCTGATTTAGATCCTGTTACAGTTTCACCTGCTACAAAAGTGCCTTGAGTATCCTCAGTAGAAAAAGTTGATGATCCTGTAATTTCTCTAACTATAGTAGTAGCCCCTGAAGTACCTCCAGTAAGTTTATCCCCCACTGTAAACTGATTAGCTAAAATAGAAGCCAGTGTTACGGTGTCGCCAGTAACTTGATGTGAGATAAAGATTTTCTGGCGGCCATCAAAGTGATACTCGTACCAAAACTGCAAAGCATCATCAATTCGGTCAGATATTTGATCTTCATCTATATTAATTTCAATTACAGGAAAACCCAACCTGCGCAAACAGTAGTCGATTAGTTCTTGTCTTGTGCTAAGGGCTGCCATTAAGATAGTGCTCCTAAATCCTGTGTAGATAAACTACCATTCGGTGTGTCCAAACTATCAAAAGAAGTTCCCAATGTTTGTCCAAAAGCATCAACCTGAGAAGCATCTAGGTCTCCTAAATCTCCTGTTGGAAATATTAAGGAGGGGTCCGACAGTGCATAGTTTGCAATTTGAAGAATATT